ATAAGAGAACAAAAATTACCTTTGATTGTTTTTCGATCAAAGTCAGGTGGAGCACATGTGTTTTGTTTTACAAAAGAATTCGTTCCTGCAATCTTAATGCGAAATCGATTAATACAAATGGCATCAATCATTGGTCACTCTAAAGCAGAAGTTTTTCCAAAACAAAATACCATCAAAGCAGAACGAGGTGATGTTGGTAGTTTTTTAAACATGCCCTATCATGGTGGAGATAAATCCATTAGATTTGCATTTGATGATGATGGACAAGCATTGTCCATGGATAAATTTTTTAAATATTACGAACAACATGTAATATCAAAAGCAGGATTACAAAGTTTACAACTCACACAAAATACAAAAGAAACTTCAGACTTTCCAGATGGACCACCGTGTTTACAAACACTAGCAAAACAAGGTGCGGTATCTGAAGGTGGTCGTAATAATTATTTGTATAACATTGGCGTATATTTAAAAAAGGTGGACCCAACAGGTTGGGAAAATAAAATAGATGGTTACAACACGGAAAAATTTATTAACCCACAATTAAAAAGAGATGAAGTTACAAAGACAATTCAATCATTAAATAAAAAAGATTATGATTATAAATGTAAAGACTCACCAATATGTGATTTTTGTAATGACAAACTTTGTTTTACTAGAAAGTTTGGTAAGTCAGGATCACCTGACATAGATATTACCGGAATCAGAATGTTAGATTCGGATCCTCCAATTTATTTTGTGACGGCAGACGGTGAGACTATGGAATGTGATCCAGATACATTACATGATCCGGACAAGTTTTCTAAACATGCCATGATACACATTCGTAAAACATTATTATCAACGAATAAAATGATGTGGAAAAAACGAGTAAATAAATTATTGGCAGAGATGGACGATCCGATACCTGCACCAGATGATATGCGTATTGATGTTATCTTACAAACTGCACTTACAGACTTTGTAAGTAAAAACGGAAAAGAATTAGAAGATGTATTAAAAAGAAAAGCATTTACAGAGAATGGTCACAGTTGGTTTAAGTTTAAAGACTTCTGGAGATTTTTGATGGCTACTAAACAATGGCAAGATAAAATGTACAACCAACATAAAACTTTACGTTTAATACAAACACTCTTTCAAGCAGAGTCTGTTGTTAAAAAAATTGGTGAAGAAAGTGTAAAAGTTTGGCAGGTCAAAGGACTCGAACTTAAAAAAACAATTGTAAGAAAAAATAAAAAAAAGAAAGCTAACTTTGAGTTATGAGAACAATTATACCAGGACCTCCAGGCACCGGCAAAACACATACCTTAGTTAATAAATATTTACACCACGAATTATTTAATCTTAAAACAGATCCTAAAAAAATAGCCTACATCACTTTTAGTAATGCAGCAACCAAAGAAGCAAAGTCAAGAATTTATCAAAGATTTCCAGGATATGAATTTCATTATATCTCAACCATGCACGCCATGGGCACTCGTGCTTTAGGTTTAGATACATCAGCCCAACTATTAAACGGAAAAAATTGGAATGGTTTTAAAAATTTTTCTGTAGTGTGTAAAGATATGTCTTTTGACAATTATCAATCTGAGTCTGGATACAGAGTTTATAAAAATCAATACATGAAAATTATTGAATATGCGAGAGCAAAACAAATCAATGTTTTAGATTCAGCAGCAGAATTAGAACTAGATATTCATATTGATGACAATTTACTTTTACAAATCGAACAAGATTTAAAAGATTACAAAGAGTTTTACGACATGTACGAGTTCTCTGACATGTTGACCAAGTTTGTTGAGAAAGACTTATCACCGTCCCTCGATGTGGTTTTTCTCGATGAAGCCCAAGATCTGAATCCTTTGCAATGGAAAATGTTCTATTACATTGAGGCCCAGTGTAAAAGATCTTACATTGCAGGGGATGACGATCAGGCCATCTACGCATTTCAAGGTGCGTCTCCTTCTGAATTTATAAACCTACGCGGTGTCATTGATGCACAGACCCAGTCTGTGAGAGTTCCAAAAGCAGTGCATAAAGTTGCACTGTCAATCTTAGAGCATATCGAAGAACGTCTAGAAAAGCAATGGCAACCTAGAGATGATGAAGGTGAAGTGATTGATCATTTAGATCTTCAAGACATTGACTTTAATACTGGCAACTGGATGATCCTAACAAGAACCAATGATCAAATGAAACCTATTGTTGAACATCTGCACGATACCGGTTTTAGATTTGATTGTAAATTTAACGAATTGTTGCCTAATGATTTGTTGGAAGCAATTAATATTTGGGATCGTTTAAATAAAGGAGCAAGTATTAGTGGTGAAGAAGTTGAAGTTTTATATAGTTTTTTGACTAAAAAAGATATCAAACATGGTTTCAAAGGTAAAGCGTATAATCAAATTGATTCGGTTGACTTAAATCAATTACGACATGAATATGGTTTGATGGCTTCAGGAGACTGGACTGTTTTAAATATGTCTGATGCTCAACGTCGATATATCGAGAGTCTGGTGGCAAGCGGCGAGGATCTAAGTAAACCTGCACGTATAAAAGTTTCAACCATACATTCTGTGAAAGGTGAAGAGTGTGACAATGTTATTTTATTTACAGATCTAGAAAATATTATTTACGAAGCTGCTCAAGTAAATAAAGACACAGAACATCGTTTGTTCTTTGTTGGTGTGACCCGAGCAAAAAACAAATTGTATATTATGAATCAAGATTCAGAGTATCAATACAACATAGGAGAAGACTTGTGAGTGATGCAAAAGAAAAGCAAATAGGAGGATCACATTACAAAATAAAAATACAACCTTACACCTTTATTATGTCCAATGGGTTGAATTTTTTTCAAGGTAATGTAATTAAATATGTGGTCAGATATTTAAAGAAAAATCAAATAGAGGACTTAAATAAAATAATTCACTACTGTGAATTAGAAATAGATAGATTGCGAAAGGAATGGGATAAATAGTTGTTTCAAGCACAGACTGAATGGATTTGTCCTGAAAGTTTTCCAGACTTGTCTGGTTATCAATATGTTGCAATCGATTTAGAAACCAAAGATCCAAATTTAAAAACACGAGGTTCTGGTTCTGTTATTGGCCATGGAGAAATCATAGGTATTGCTGTGGCTGTTGAAGGATGGTCTGGATATTATCCGATAGGTCATCGTGAAGGAAATATGGACAGAAGAAAAGTTTTAGAGTGGATTACTAAAGTTTGTGCAGATGATAACACAAAAATTTTTCACAACGCCATGTATGATGTCTGTTGGTTGAAGTCTTATGGAATAAAGATAAACGGTTTTGTTATTGATACCATGGTGATGTTATCTTTGATTGATGAGAACAGAAGATGGTATTCTTTAAATAGTGCATCGTATGATTATCTTGGAGAAGTTAAAAATGAACAATCATTAAAAGAAGCAGCAGAAGCTGCAGGCGTTGATGCAAAATCTGAAATGTATAAACTTCCGGCAATGTATGTTGGATCGTACGCAGAAAAAGATGCAGAACTTACCTTAGAATTATTTAGAGTCTTATCAAGAGAAATACAAAAACAAAATTTACAAAACGTATTTGACCTGGAGACAAATTTATTTCCGTGTTTAGTTGATATGAGATTTAGGGGTGTTCGGGTTGACGTTGAAAAAGCTCATACATTGAAACAAAAGCTAGTTTCACAAGAAGAAGAGTTACTGCTGCAAGTGAAAAAAGAAACAGGAGTAGAAACCCAAATATGGGCGGCAAGATCGATTGCGCAAGTTTTTGATAAATTATCTTTACCTTATTCCAGAACTTTAAAATCAAATGCACCCTCCTTTACAAAAAACTTTTTACAGGAACATCAACATCCTATCGTTCAGAAGATAGCAAAAGCGAGAGAAATAAACAAGGCACACACAACATTTATTGATACAATCCTAAAACATGAGCATAAAGGACGAATTCATGCGGATATTAACCCAATAAAATCTGATACCGGTGGTACAGTCACGGGTCGGTTTAGTTATTCAAATCCTAACCTGCAACAGATTCCTGCAAGAAATAAAGATTTAGGTCCTATGATTAGAGGATTATTTATACCAGAAGAAAATTGTACATGGGGTTGTTTTGACTACTCACAACAAGAACCAAGACTTGTTGTGCACTATGCTGCAACCACTGAACCTATTTGTTTTAATGAATCGGTGACTAAGATTGTAGAAAAATTTAAAGATGATTCGGTAGACTTTCACCAAACTGTAGCTGACATGGCAAACATTTCCAGGTCGCAAGCTAAAACAATTAATTTAGGATTGTTTTACGGGATGGGTAAAGCCAAGTTACAGGCAGAATTAGGATTAAACACGAAGCAAGAAGCTGAAAACTTATTTAATCAATACCATGACAATGTTCCTTTCGTAAGAGAGTTAATGAATAGAACATCTTCGTTTGCACAAACATCAGGATCGATTGGAACTTTACTGGGTCGTAAGTGTAGATTTGATAAATGGGAACCTGCAACGTTTGGTATGCACACACCTATGACTTTAGAAGAAGCAGAGAGAACATATGGCCGTGGAAGAATTAGAAGAGCGTTTACGTACAAAGCTTTAAATAAACTTATTCAAGGATCTGCAGCAGACATGACAAAAAAAGCTATGTTGGATTTATATCAAGAGGGAATTATACCTCACATACAAATTCACGATGAATTAGATTTATCAATTGAGTCGCAGGAGCAAGCTAAAAAGATTATTGAGATCATGGAAAATGCTGTTACACTAGCGGTTCCCAACAAAGTCGACTACGAGTCAGGCCGAACCTGGGGGGAGATAAATGGATAACTTATGGCATACCTTAATGCAAACACTCCGCCAATCTACTGTAAGATTAGGACAGAGTATTTATATGATATGGACCAAAATAAACGCGGTGAGAGAGAATGTGTTATCTTCGGTATCACAAGTATTACCGGTCGTGCAATCTTATTTAATATTATGTTACCGAACGGTGCGTGCTATTGGCGTTTGCCTATCTCAGCGTTCTTCCAAAAACATTTTTCTAGAAATCAAGTGCCTGATATGTCGTTACCAGAGTTACAGCTGTGGAACTGTTTTAGTTACTATCCTAGTGTGCATCGCTTTGATTGGATGGATGGTTTAGATGGTAAGTTTAGAGGAAAAGATAAAAAGTTTTATCCTGGTACCTATCTTTTTACTATTGACTGGGGTCATCCTGAGTCCAATATTCTTAACGTGGAACATTCTGAAGTACCTCAAGAACATAAGTGCGCACATATATTGGCACTTGGAAATGGCAATTTTGCAGCTCAGCCTAATAATCGTTGTCTGTGGCATGTTAATAGTTACACTACCGATAAAGATTGGCCAGATTTTAAAGTCCAAACTACAGTCTGGGATTGCGAAGATGACGCGTGGGTAACGGAAGATTCTGATAATATGTTCTATGATTTAGAACCAAATAAGTCTTCTCACGAAGACTAAAATCGTATATAAAATTTTATAAGAGGGACCATGATAAGATTACTAACAATATTGGTGTGTATGCTTTATGCGACAGCGACTTATTCAGATGTTACGCAAGAAAACGTCAGTGGTGGTAATACGTCTATACAAGGCGGTTATACGTCATCCACTACATATGAGTCTGGCTCTTCTAGTTCTAGCACTACTACTAATAGCACTACTAGCAACATACGTTCTGCTCCTCCTACTGCCTCTGCACCTAATCTAGCCCCATCTGGAATAGATGTGTGTTCAGTATCAGCTAGTGCTGGACTTCAGACTTTTGGCTTGGGAGTATCCGGTGGTAAAAGTTTTAGAGACAAAAACTGTGAAAGAATAAAATTATCAAGAGAACTTAGAGCAAACGGTATGAACGTAGCAGCCGTTGCACTTCTCTGCCAGGACCCGCGCGTGTTTCAGAGCATGGAAATGGCGGGGACCCCGTGCCCGATTGATGGTAAGATTGGTAAACAAGCACAAGCACAGTGGAAAAAATATGGCAAACTTCGACCAGACTACGACTTGTATGTAAAAAGATTAAAGGTTATTGAAGATGCAGAAAATAATAGTAAGACTTCTAATTACTCTGACGCTGACGAGTAATGCTTTTGCTGAAACAGCAACAAGCGGTAACTTGTTACCAAATGCTTCGATCAATCAAACAAACTTACAAAATCAATCAGGAACCATAAACGGTATTAATGGATCAACTGGTTGGACCACAACAGGTATATCTAATTATAACAACGAGTTAGAAGCAAACGGAACTGGCACAGTATCTTCATCAGGATCTCTTGTAGGCATTACAACTGAAAAACAAAATGGTGGACAGTTTACAACCACTGCAGATGCTTTGGATGGTGGAGTTAGATTAAACTCTACAACCGAAGTACAAAACTGTGAGTGGATAGGTTCAGCTCATCAATGTGGACGAGCCACACAAGGTCGAGATAGTTATTCAACCACAGTTAATATCTTAGATGCAAACAACAATTCATTATCTACGGTTACACAAATTAGAAATAATGATGCAGGTTATTATGGTAACACTTATACTTACACTGATACTGTAATTCATAATGGTACAGGTGCAAGAAACTGGAGCTGGGTTTGGACAGGTGTCGATGGAAACAATGTTAATGCAACAGGTGCTGTTGGGCCTAACTTACTTGGTGCAAATCTTACAGCCACACTTTTAGATATTAATTACACAGCTTTACCTCCTGCAATACAAA